TTAAGTGTGTTTTTTAGAGGAGGGGCAAACTTCATGATGTAAATCATCCCATATAATTGAGAAAACTCCATCTTCATCTAAAATACCATAAAGCCGATGAGTTCCATCTAAACGTAGAGAACAAATTTCATCATAATCATCTAATTTAAGAATAGTTAAACGCTTTTGAGCTTCCTTGCTTAAAGTGTAAGTCTTTATTTGATGATTTTGTTTTTTTGCCTTCAACAGTATTTGTGACCATGTCATTGTTTCAAAATTCATTAACTTTCTCAATAACTCTTCAGTTATATCTAAGCCCCAAGTCTCATGTTCACAATCTCTTTTTTTGAATCTCCATTTAGGACGCCTATTCATATTACTTTTAACTTCAGATCTTACCGCTTTTTTTTCTGGACTTACAGATGACTGTTTTGAATCTTTACTAGTATTTACTCTAGGTTTACTAGCTCTCTTTTTATTGTTGGCCATAATTACTTATTTAAATTCCCGCATAGAATTCCTGCATAATTTCCTTATCAACCACTTTTGTTGAGCGCTCTCCGTCGGCAACCCCTAACCGCGCTTCTCTCCATGGTCGTTCTTGATGGGTCATGTTTGACAACTCCATTGCTGAACATCCACCATAATCTCTAATTACAGCCCTCATCGTTTCAACTTGTTCATCAGTAAAGTCTTCGAAATGGTCTTCTTGCAGAAAATCTTCTCCTATACGAAATGTTCCCGCATGCTTTTTATACAACTCTGGACTGACTGGACCATTAGCCCAAGCTTGAAAATCTTCTTCGAAAAGTGGTTCACCATCCCATGCTAAAGACCAAGCTTGACAGTAATAGGTTAGTTTTTGAAGTTTCATAGTAGTCATATCACCTACATTTTCTATAATGTAGCGAGCTACGTTAAAAATATTAGGTTTTGTCATGATAGTATCTCCTTCTAGCTATACATAGTATAACAAATTTTTACATCTTATCAACAAAAAATGCAACTTTTTTCGTACTTTTTGACACTTTTTCCGTGTTTTTTGACGTTTTTTAAGTACTTTTTGTATTGGTTCTATAATACTTTTTACACAAAAAACGGTTCGAAACCTAACGTTCTCCTTATACTTTAAACTAATTTTTTGAATTATTCCACATAGGAACAGCAAAAAACGCCCTATCAATTGACCGGACGTAGTTTTTTTATTTAATCTAAATACCACTTGAGGGATTGGGGAAGTTTATACTTAAGAGATACAATAATAAAAATACCAATGTATAAGAATATAAAAAGAAAATAATAACTTATATTGATAGCTAATGGATGCGGAGTTAAGAAGTTATGTACCAATCTACTTAATCCAAATATCAATAAAAAACAAAAAACTAGTATATACTTGTTTTGTTTGCCTTTCATCCAATATCTATCTATAACATATAGCATTAACAAATAAATTGGAAGCATAAGATAATTTGATAAATAAATTACATTTTTACCATCTATTTGTGGAATAACAGTAAACATTGAGGTTAACGCCATAGATACAGTGTGTATTAAAATTGTGACCAGTAGTACTACGTTAAATACATAAATAAACATTGGCCAAGTCAGTATTTTCTTTTTCATTTCTTCTCCTAAACAATATCATTATAACAAAAAAACACCCCTAACCATTATGGTTAAGGGTAATTTCATTATTTTTTAAATAGAGTTGCTAAATCCTTTGGAAAACCAGATTTATCTTTAAGGGTGTAGTACTGACCCATATATGCTCCTTCAAAGCTTGCAAGGTCCATTTTAATTACTCCATAAAGTTTCTGCAGTCCTTGGGATTCTTGTGCAGATTTGACCCAGCGAGCTGAGTCTGGTGTGATAAGCACTTGATTGTTTTTGTATTTACCGTCTGTAATTTGAATAAATTTCATTAGATTTTCTCCTTTAATTTCAGTGTTGTTTGAGTTACCACTTGTCGCTGTTTTTTCTTCTACATTTTCTACAATGCGTAAACCATCTACTTCTTCTGACCAACCAAGGTAACTCATTTGCCAGCCCATGTAATTAAATAGCTCTTGACCACTAGCGTAAGGGCCTGTACGGTTTCCACAGCCAAATTCGCTGTCATATATAAGCGTATCTTTACCATTTGAGTAAAACCATGCCACATGACCATACCCAGCCCATGGTCCATTATCAATCGTATAATAGACTGGTACCCATACATTAAGAGGGGGCTCCTGTCCTGAATGAGCTACTCCTGTATTCACAGCTAAATACCAAGAAGCCTGCGCTGTTGGCTGACGTTGTGGCGGATTCACTCCATCATCTACATAAGCCAAACAACCACCGCTGTAACCCGGTACATTAACATTAGGACTTACTTTCTGTTTCCACGCCATAATCTTTCTCCTCCAATGGTGCTAAACCATATTTTTCACGTTCCTCAGCTGTCATAGGTTTCATGCCTGCTGATTGCTCTACACCTTCTTTACTCATTGCTAGCTCCTTTCTCTTTATTATAAGCAACAGAACTGTATCCTGTTATCGCTCCTACAAAGACCGTCACAGCATTCAAAGTGATCACTGCTAAATCTGTTCCATCCCAACCGTAAGCTTTGCCTAGCACTCCAACAAGAGCACTAAGAGCTGGCAATACAGTGAGCACTAACCATTTAGTAATGTTATACGCTTTGTTATTTAAATTCATTTTGATCATACTCCTAATAATTTTAATGATGCTGCGATGATAGTCCCTGCAACACCTCCAATAGCAAATACCGCTTTCCAAAAATTTTGTTTATCTATAATTTTCATTTGAAATTGACGCTCATCTGATGTGTCATTTCGTTTAATAACTGCTTGAAGAATTTCTGCATTTTGTTCTGACTGTCGTGTATTTTGCTCACGTAAAAAACGATTCGATTCATCAACTCTCGTTAATCCTTCATTCATTGTTTTTTGCATTTGCACAGTGAAGTCATTCAAACGAGATATCTCTTTATCATGTTGCTTAAGTTTGTCTTCGTGCTGTTTAACCTGCTTTTCTAACTCCAATTCTTATTTTTCCCCTTTTATAAATTTTTTATATCCTAAAATGCTGTTCCTATTACATCTCATTCTTCACTTTCTTATAATTAGTCTAGAGGAAACTCAAAATAAAAGTTTAGGGATGTTTGTAGGGCTGTCAAATCAACCAAACTCTTTACAGAAAGTAAACCATTCTGATCTACAAAACAAGTAATAGGATTCCCTCTGTATTCTCCACATATTTTTATCACGGAGTTTAAAGGTATTAATCCTTCTGGTAATTTAGCAAATGAACGATACGTATTTCCAACGAATGGATTGGTAGAATTTACAGCTCTGGCTTGTACCATGCCTATATTTCCTTTTCTCCTGCATCTAACAAAATAATCACCCGTTAAAGAAAAACCAGTTTCTAATGCAAGTGATGCCCATTCTGTATCCCCTATTTCTTTAACCGCTTTAGCTGTTAATGTATTAAGAAATTTCTTATCCCCTTTTATTTCCTCATCCCCTGTAAGGTGGACTACTTCTGAATTATTGGCAATTCTTTGCCATGGTAAATTGAACCCAAGTGAAGTATTTCCAATGCGGTAATATATCCCTCTAGTCGCATAATCATATAGGGTTTGAAAAATCCCACTCGATCCAACCATAGATCGAACAGACAAACGAAAAGCACCAGTGACTCCTTCTGGTGTCCCAGTTACTACTGTAGGTGTTTTCTTTGAAAACTCTCCTTCTTTTTTGTAATCATCAAGATTTGCTCCTTCTGGAATATCTTGAGAAACAATCAAATCATTAACAGCTTTAAATTTCGTATCTGTTTCTGATTTAGTATAGAAATCTCCTGCTTCAAATTTTTTCAGTGCATCATCTACAGCTTTAATTGCAGCATTAGAACTTGTATTTACTGTGCTCACAGCTGTACTTACTGAAGAATCAATTGCAGCTACTGCATCATCTGCAGTCTTTTTCACGTTTTGATTGTACTGTTCAATTTTGGTGTTAAGATCAGCTATCTTATTATGAATAGCAACAAACTCAGCTTCAGTATCTGAAATATATTTATCAGTAATTTCATGCAATTCTTCTACAAGCTTGTTGTACTCTGTGATGATTGTTCTTGCTTCTTCTGCATCAATATCTGCATTGCTGTATATTGTGATGTCAAAATCTACAGTAGTATCACGAAGTGAACCTTTAACAATTGAGAAATATGCTGTTTCATAGCGACCCGCTACCGCAAAAGCCATATTTGGAAAAGTATATTCAAATATTCCCTTCGTAAGATCCTTAGGCTTAATGCCTGCAGTATCAAAGACCTTTGTCTTGTCTCCACTTGTTACACCTTCAAATGTAATAGTGTATCCTGTCAAATTTACGGGTACATCTCGACTTGTTACGTTAACAGTCACTGTTTGCATATCCGCATCTCCAATGCGGCCATAAACAATAGGTTTTAATATTGATGACTTAGATAAGTCAAGATTTAATGTTTGGTATGCCATCTCTTCCCCTTTCTACGTTGAATTTTTCGGCTCCCTTTTTGTTTAATAAGCAATCTACTTTCAAGATATTCAACTTTTTCTATCAATTGCTTATTTGTTAAACTATTCAACATGATTTGCTTACTAGTATCAATTGAAAGATAATGATCATCTCCCGCAACATCTTCTGGGTAAGTTAAAAGAAATGGAGTTTCTTGAGCAATTAGTCCAAGCTCTCTTTTTTTCGAAGGTTGAAGTCGTATATCCCGAAATTGAAATTTTTGTTTTCGGTCAAACTCATAAAACTTTAGTTTCTTTGTTTCCTTAATTCCATCTATTTTAGTGCGATCAATATTTTCCTTCAATCGCATATCTGACTGATTAACAATCGAGTACCCATGCATATTCAAATTAGAATAAAAATCTATAGGAACATTATTATAAACAGTGAATGCACTAGATACTCCTGTATTGTAGAGGTAAGCATTATTAATTCTCCCTCCTCCTCCAACATAAGAGCCTCCCATATTCAATGTTCCTATATGAGCGCCTGCCGAAGAAACAGATAATTGTCTTGTATAGGTGGTCGCAGAAGAACTTGCCCTTACAGCAAGCGTCCCTATGTTGCCAGCTTCCACATTTATAGCTATTTCTTCTTTTCCGCTTGCTGCATCCGTCCCACGTCCTAAGTACCCTAATTCGGTTGTAGTGTTTTTTTTATTGAGACGAATACCGCCTGAATCTATTTGAACAACATTTCTAGCGCTGGTATCTTTGAATGACAAGTTGCTTGGTGTTAACGAACTTCTCAAGACATTACTAACATAGTTATTCAATGTGCCATAATTCATAACCATTTTATTACTTCCACTTTCAGAAGTAATGGTTGAGCCTGTAATGGTCACGCCAATTATCTGGATAGCTCTCAAAGTCCCTGTAGTCATTCTATCTGCAACAATTGCACCATTATTTGTCATTGCCAAGCCATAAGTTCCCTTATAACCTGTAGAACTGAACCCAAGTCCTCCAGCGTTCCACTTCCAGACATTCCTAGCAGTATTAATATCTTTAGTGTCCATGATTAGTATTTCTTGTGGATCAGCAAGACTGGGATAAATAACTACGTTGCCCTTGCCAGGATTATTAAGGATATCTGATGCTTCTTTTTGAGCATCTTCTAACCACGTTATCTTATCAATGATTTTACTAGTATCTGTTTGGCTGTCACTAATAACTTTCGACATATTAGTAGCAGCTTCTCCAAGTTCCAAGCTATCAAATTTATCAAGAGCTACATTCCAAACCGTTTTAATAATTTGAGCACTTGTATTAATATTTAACTCGTTGAACAAAACTGTAACCCAGTCACATAAATCAAGTATTTCCAAGTTTTTTAATTGATCACTGATAACAGCACTTGCAAAATCAACATAACTCGTTTTAATACTTACCTTAGGAACACCTACTTTATTATTTTTAATGTAGTTTTTCACCAAAGTTCTTAAAGCAGTAACACTTGCAGGCTTATCCTCACTAAAATCAACAGCTTGAATTCTCCGTTGTGTGTAGCTGCTTACATAATCACTATCAATATATACTTCCGGCAAAGTGAGAACTGCATCGTCCTCTCCTTCACCTTTGGAGTAACCATAAACAGAAGTATAAGTATTTTCGATACTTTCTTGCTGTGTAATATCAATTAAGTTTTTACCATATGCAATGATTACGTTTCTTTCAACTCCTGCATTGGCTAAAAGTCTTACTTGGTTATTATCAAAGAGATATTCTCCTCCAAAATTATCAAGTACTGAGCCACGAACTCCGCCAAGGGCTTCTTGTGCATTACTAAACCTTTCTGGATCAGTAAAATCAATCGAGGATAACGTTCCAACATTACTGTAAAAGGTAAAATCTCCTTTGGGCTCCATTTGCCCTTTTAGTTGATTTAAAGCAGCTTGAGCAGTCATATTTTCATACTTTGAACCAAGCTTCACTATTGATCGCAACAGCTGATATCGATAATGTTCACAATATACTTTCACTATTCCATTTTTAGGCTTTGTAATTTCTGCTATTTCAAAGCGTTGAGATTGGGCTGTTGAACTTGGACCTGCATCTGCTACGATCCAACGCCCCATGAGTAGCTCTTTGAACAACTTACCTTTGACTGGGTAGGAAAAGCTAAGTTCATAAATGCCATTACGTTCTCTTGTAACTTTCGGGTTCATTGCTTCAGATAATGGCCCCAAACCTTGAGAAGTCCAATTATTATTTGTTTTATCATGCAAAATCATAATACTCATATTGCTAGATTCCTCCATCTTGGTTTGATTTTCACTTGGTTCATGTTATTGTAGCTAATCTCGTTTCGCCCGGGTTTTAGTGTTATGGGATGATAACCAGAACCATTAATAAAACAATACTTCGAAACATTTACTCCACCAGCTTTATAGGCAATTCCTAGCTCACTATCAATTGTAATAATCCCTGTCCCCGCTTCTTTAGCAATGGTATATTGTTCTCCGTTGATATATAACGTGCTATCTGCTGTAGATGTCGTTTTATTAAAACTAACCAAAGGAAGACTCTCGAACGGTTCTGGATTTGTAAGAGCTGTCCCGCTGACAATTTCTCGCTCATCTTCGCCATCTAATCGAAACATAAACGGTTGACATTTAAACGTAAATTCAATGTCTAGCCATTGTCTTCTCTCATCAGCTGCCCCTGTACTTGCATAACATACGGCCATATAATAGTAGTCACCATATTCACTGAATATCAAAGGAGCATAATCTTTTGACATATAAAGCCATCCTGCTATATTTCTTAGCTGAGTAGCAATGTTTGAGTCTTTAGATTTGTATAATCTAACTGCAAATGATTTTTCTATATCCTTGAACTTATTTCTATCAAAAATAATATCAGAGCTTCTGCCATCTACACTTTGAAAATCAAGAACAGATTCTGGAATAACAAATTTGATTCCATTTTTTATTCGCATATCAAATTCATTAGATTTTCTTCCTCTAAATTGAAAATATGGATATTTCGTAAAATCCATTACCCTAATCTCCCCCTTGTTTTTCGTTCTATATCTTTGGCGAGTCTGTTCCCAGTCTCTTCAATATCATCATCACTTCCCAGTTCAGCTTTTTCAATGATTACATTGATTTCTGTTTGATGAGATTGATTATTATTAGTAGCATTATTAATGATTTGTGAAGGATTCATATAACCACCGACTCCTGCTAAAGCATATTCTGCACTCACATTTGGAAGACTAAAATCATCAAATCCTAGATCAAAGCTAGTTGAAAGACGATCAGCCATACCTGATACATTGCGTTTAACATCTCCAAAGCTTTTATCTAAACCCTCATTCAATCCTTCCATGATTGAGTTACCAGCAGGAATTAAAAGTTTTCGGTCATAACTGATTGGTCCCTTGTGTTCTCGAATCCAATCGCCAATTCCACCCACAAATTCTTTTGTGGTTTCCCATGCATTCATGAGTCCTTCAGTGAAGCTGTCCATTATAGCTTTACCAGCATCGAACAAACTAAAGTTCATTGCTGCTTCAGTGACATCTTTAACACCTTGCCAAATATTAGAAGCAATATCTGTGGCTGTACTCCATGCGTTTTTCACCCCATCCAATGCACCTTTTGCTAGATTGGTAATTGTGGACTTAATTGCATTCCAGATATTTGCACTAGCTTGTTTAACACTATTCCAAGTATCAGAAGCCCACTGAGTTGTTGTACTCCAAGCACTCTTTGCACCAGAATAAGTTCCCTTCGCTAGTTCAACAACTCCTTCCTTTAATCCATTCCAAATATTAGTAGAGGTTTGTTTCACATTATTCCATGTAGTGGAAGCCCAATCTGTAGCACTACTCCAAGCACTTTTTGCACCGTCTAGCGCTCCCTTTGCTAGATTTGAAATAGTTGACTTTATCCCCTCCCATATAGACGAGGCTAGTCCACTAATTATGCCCCAGACATTGCTTAGGTATTCTTTACCTGTATTCCAAATAATAATAATCTGGTTTATTGCGCCCTGAACTAAAGAAGAAATAACTTGTTTCATTCCGTCCCATATTGCGGAAGCGCCTGTTTTGATACTTTCCCAAAGCATTGTTAAGTCAGCGCTTAATTGAGTCCAATCCCCTAAAATGATGTCTATAAGAAGGAGGACAGGCCCCATTATTACAGTTTTTATTAGTTCCCATACGCCTGAAGCAATATTCTTTATACCATCCCAAATACCAGAGATGGTAGTAGTAAAGTTATTCCAAAGCGCAACAAGTCCGTCAACAATCCCCATAACAGTCGGACCTATGACTTCCCATATCGCTTTAAAGATATCAACAGTTGATTTCCATAGTGATTGTAGAAAATCTGAAGAAACTTTAAATACAGATATTATCCCATTCCATATACTTTGGAAAAAGCGAGTCATACTTGCCCAAGCAGATTTAAAAGTATCAACGGTAGATTTCCAAAGGCTATTAATAGAATCTCCCGAAGCTTTGAAAATTGACACAATTCCATCCCAGATGCCTTGGAAAAATTCTGTCATACTCCCCCAAAGGTTTTTGAAGGTTTCAACTGTTGCAGTAAATGCATCTGTGATTCCATTCCAAATCCCCTGGAAGAATTCGACCATTCCTGACCACGCAGAAACTAACCAACTAGTAAAAGCTTTCCATACTGCTTGCCCTGATTCGGTTTGAGTAATCCAATAAACAAGGGCACCAACTAGCGCTGTTACTGCTATTACAACTTTCGCAATTGGATTCATTCCCATAACAACATTAAATGCAGCTTGTATCGCTGTTCCAATTTTCGTTACAGTATTTAATACTTTAAAGTATGTACTTAATCCTAGTACCGCAATACCAAGAGCTACAACCGTACTCTTAAATAAATCAGCACTAATGGTTCCGCCATTTAGCCAAGAAAAGAAAATTTTAAATACTTCAATAATCTCTCCTGATACATGACCTAATTGCTTAAATAGAGGAACTAATTCATCCATACTGTCAGCTATAGCTTTAAACGTGCTATTAATGACAACTTTTAAACTGTTTAGGTTACCTGCAATAGACTTCCCTGTGACTTCCTTTATAACTTCATCAAACTTAGTTAATATAGTAGTCATACCATTTACAACTGAACTTTTTAAGTTAGTAAATGATGTTCCGATACCTTCTGTTGCGGTCTTCGCTGTTTCCGCAAAACCCGTTGTACCTCCATCTAGTTCAATAAACTTTTCGTTCAATTGCTCCATGGTGATAGTGCCGTCTTTCAAAGCTGCATAAAGATCATTGGTTGCTGATTTACCTGCATAACCAAATGCTTTAGCTGTTTCATTCAAGGCATAAGGCATTGTTTGTTGCATGGTCCGCCAGCTCATCATGTCTACTGTTCCAGTAGATAACATTTGAGAATATTGTTGAACCCCTCGTGCTGCATCCTCAGAAGATGCACCAGAAGCTAGAAAAGCATCATTCATAGCAACTGCTGTTTTAGCACCTAGCTCTGCTGATCCTGTTAAAATCGCAAAGGATTGTGCGTTTTTCGTTATATCTTGAAGCGAAGTTGGAAGTCCGTCAATACCTGCTTTAAGAATATCAATAGACTTTGTAGTATCCTCAGTAGAATAACCCATTTGTGCCATTACTTTCGGATACTGGTTCAAAGTATCAAAACGAGTAATGGCTCCATCTAGTGAACCTTTAAGAACATCAAACGCAGCACTGGCAACCTTAACAAGCCCCATAGAAGCAACTAAAGACTTAATACTTATATCAGCTTTATTGCTTGCTCCTTCAAGTCCTTTTAGATTTGCAGTCCCTTTCTTTACTGAACCATCATCCATAAGGATGTCAATTGTAATCGTACCATCAGCCATTATTCGCCCTCACTTTCTTCTTCTGGCAAGGCATATATTTCTTGCAGTTTTTTCATTTGAGTTTCCTCAGAATTTTTTGAATTAGTAGAAGGTTTTTTCCATGTCCGAATAGATACAACTTGACTAAACTTCGTATCTTCTGGTAAACCATTTAAAAGTGCTTTAAATTTAAACCAATGTAGCTTCCCTTGTTCCTCGATGAGATCAATACGATAAGCTTGCATAAATGAAGAGTAAATATATTCAGCATCATGCTTTAAAGAGTAACTTTGCTTAGTATCCTCCTCAAAAACAGGCATTTCATTACCTTGTAAGTCATATTGTTTGGGTTTTTCTTTTGGTTGGACATACTCATTAAAAACAGAATTAAAAATATCCAACTGTGTTTCAAGTGGATACTTTATAATGTCTGTATCTTTTCCAAATAGAACTTTTAGACAAATATTTAATTTATTAGGCTTTGGGAGTCGTTTATCTCGCAACACATCAATTATTTTTAAAATAGAATCAAAAGCTCCATTAATTTGATAGTCTTTACCTTCAATATTGACAACATCATCTATTTTATAGTGCAGAGAAAACATAGAATTCCTCCTTTATTTAAGATACTTAGCCTCAACTGCTTTTAAATCTTCTGCTTCAAGTTCTTCTTTGATACCAATTGCAATCTGTAAAAGATAAACTTTTAAAATGATAGTTGATTTATTAATTTCATAGAGCTTACTGAAAGCACCTTCTTCAAGTAAAGAGTCATAAACCTTCTCCATAAACTCTTTTTGTGCTTCAAGATCATCTTCTTTACCTTCAAATTCTTTAGTGATTTCTTCAAACTCTTGTTCAAAATTCATAATGCGTTTGATATTTTCATCGCTTCTATCAAAGTGCAAGACTACTTTTTCTTCGCCGTTCTCGTCCGTGAATGGGATTCTTAATTGTGTGTTACGTAGTTGAATTGCTTTCATTTTATTCTCCTTAAAAAATAAAGACTAGGACACCAATCCTAGTCTTTTCTATAATCTTATTTAGCTGTCAATACGACTTCTTTACTCCAAGCTGAGCCTATAAACTCCCCTTCGTTGAGGAAACGGGCTTTTTCTATCTCGTTTGCACCTTCTCCCTTTTCTCTGAAAGCCTGCACATAAATATAGATTTTATCTCCCGCTTCTAATTCTGGAACGTCTGCCGCTTTTAAGGTCCAAGTTGTGGTCTCAGAATACCCCATAAACTTAGCTTCTTTAGGATCAGATTGATTTGCTTCGCCATAATGTGTGACATAAGCTTGAGCACCTTCTACAGAGTCCCAAGTCACCTTAATTGATCCGTCACTATTAATAACCCCAGTTACTTTCTGGGGTGCATTAGGGTGTGACTGTTTTTTCAACAGGGATTTGGTTGTAAGTGAGTTTGCAGCCAAATGCTTCGTACTCTGTCGCATCCCCGTCACCTGCTTTGATATCTGTTACTGTCGCAATACCAGTCCATTGTTTTGTTTCGCTCGCAGAGACAACTTTATGCCAAACTTTACGTTCTTCACCAAGTTTGTATTTCATGCTAGCAACCAATGCTTGGGCAGGGTCTTCTTCGTCATAGTTACCTTCAAAGCCATAAGCCCCTGAAACGCCAGTCACTGTAGTTTCTTTAGTACCATCACCGTCGTAGAACCCTGTGTCGTCTGTTTCTTCATCAGTATCATCCGATACACTAGAAATCCATTTTGCCAATTCAAGATAATCTGCATCAGCTGGTTCTTTTCCGTCTGCTGTAAGTGGAGCTATAAAGTGCCCACGTAGCGCATTTTTTAAACGTGCCATTTTTATTTCCCTCCTTTAGGAATTGTAGTAATTGAAGCCGTAACATCAATCAGGAAAATATAATATCCTTGTTCATCTTCATCATTAATATACGGCTTATTTGCTATTTCTATTTTTCTAAACTCAAAAGAACCATCGTTACTTTTAAGTTCCTCTAGTTCTTCTAAAAAATTTTGAATCAGCCACAGCGTTATATTTATCGCTTCTTGATCTTTCGATTTCATGGCAAATTCATAATTTAAAGCTTGGTCTTTCACACCATCATAAAATTCTTGCTCAACTTTCCCACCCACAAGGGGGTAGAGTACAAGTGACTCAGTAGGCTTTAAATAACCCAACTTGCATTTAATCGGCAAATCCTCAATAGAATTCACACTATCATTTAATCGTTCTATAAAATCCATTAAAGACCTGCCCCTTTCACAAATGCTTTCTTCCAAGACTTACCATGAAGTGATTTTGCTTTTAAATCCCAACGTGGACCAGTACCTGGGGTGCTATACTTCCTACCATTTAGATAGAATTGACGTTTCGCATAGGGCGATTCATAAATGATGTTTTCATGGCTAGCGTGGACTTTTTGTCTCAAATCTCCTCGTTTTCGTGGAACATATGGATTCATATCTGCCATAGCTTGATTAGATAAGGCATATCGACCTCTATCAAAGTTTTCCCTTGACAGTTTTTTATACACCCCGTCAATTTTTACTTTTACACCCATTAAACTACCTCCAAGCGTAAGCCGATTGCTTCACCGTTTAAAATCAGCTCTTTTACTAAGACGATATTGTATTCTTTATCTTCAAAGGTTATAGGTGTGTCATTCTCAAACTTTGGGATATTGTCACAGTAACGATTGAACATTGTTATAGAAGAATTGGGAGCTTTTTCAGTTGAATTATGTCCACTTCGTGAAAAGCTCGAAGCCAAGTTAAACCAAACATGATCAATTATGATCTCATCACCGTAAGTTGGTTTCTGGTAATCATCTTCTCCTATTTTTTCTCTATAAGAAATACTATGAGGAAAGGCCCTAATAGGCGGTAATTGATAATAACTCATGAAGGTACTCCTCTATAAAGTAATCCGGTCTCACTCAGTACTTCAATTGCATCTTCTGAAACAATCGAAAGAGACGTTCCGTCATCTGCAAGCCTTGAATTGCCATTAGATACGCTAACGCCGTCTAATGACCAAGATGTTGGATTGTTTATATCAGCCGTTGAAACTGCTCCTATAGTTGACATGTACTCTATCTGTAAAGCAATAGCTTTCTTAAACTGAGTTGCACGAAATTCTATATCAGTTTCTAAATCATGAAACCTATAGAAATTTCTTGTACGAATATCAATGAAATCAGAAGCTCGAACAACAAGCCTTTTAAACTCTTCTTCCTTTACTTCTTGATAACCAAACTTTTTGTATTCATCAAAAGTAAGATAAGTCATAATCACCTCCCTAAATAATAGAGGAGACTACTCCCCCGCTTCTGTTACTGTCACTTCACAGTTGGCTGTTTTACCATTAACTGTTGTGACTGTGATTGTCGCCGTACCTGCAGCAACTGCAGTAACTTTACCTTGAACAGGCGTTACTGTAGCAATTGCTGTGTCACTTGATGAAAACTGAACAGATTTATCTTCTGCATCAGCCGGTACTACAGTTGCTGTAAGTGTTTCTGTTCCCCCAACTTCAAGAGATAACGTTGTTTTATTCAGCGTTACTCCTGTAGGGGCTAGGCTTTTGGGGAAATTTTAACTACACGTGATTCATCTACCAAAGCGACAGCATAGTGTTGATCAGCATTGAATTTTGTTAATTTATGGTCAATATCACGTTCACGTTCTGCCAATACTGAACGTTTCAAGAATGTTTTCAAGGCACCTGATTTAACGGCAATACCTGTGCCATCTTCAATTTTTTGAGAACGTACAATTTCCCAACCTAGTACTTCACCAAAGGCGCCATTAATTAGAATGTTATCTCCTAGTTCAGAAGCACGAGTCCATGAAGCTGCTGCTTCTTTACGAAGTTTAGCGGCATCTTTGTAAGACAAAAAAAGAACTCCCGTAGAGTCAACATCTTCAAAATTATCTGGTGCATCTACAAAAGTAGCTTCCAATGTGTCAATCAAATCAAGATTTACTTCTGCCTTAACTTCAAGTGTAGCTTCTTGTGCTGCAGCCAAAATATCATTATCAACTTTTGAAGCAATCGACATACGAATTTGGCGCTGAGCTTCCCCTTCTGGGTCTCCGTAACCAGAAAGTGCAGCTTCATCCGTGATTTTTACACCTTTAGCAGCTTTTTTAATAGTGTGCGTGTCAGTTTCAGTACTAAGTTTAGTGTAGTCAATTGCTGCACCTTCTGCTACATCTACAGCATCACCAATATATTTATATTTAGGAACTGTAATAGTTGAACCTGGTTGCCCTTCTAATGTAGTATCAATTGGAGCAATTCCACTAAATTTAATTGCTTTAGGAAGCTGTGCTGCGATCATCGGAGCCATAACTTCTGGGTCTACTAGATTTGCGAGTAATGTTGTTTCATCTGCCATTTGTTTTACCTCTTTTTCTATTTTGTGAGCTGCTCAAATACTTCTGGCTGCTCTGCTTTTAGTTTTGCTACTTCTTTGTAAGACATCTTAGACAAGTCATAAGTAGCTGCTGGAGTCGCTGACGGATTTCCACCGGCGACAATTGTTGGTTTTGCAGGTTCAGCTGCTTCTTGAAACAAGTAAGGCATTGATTCCTTGAATGTTGCTACTTGATCATCAAGTCCAGAAATTTTGCCATCATCTTGGATAATGACGTTATCTAAATTTACTTGGCCAAATAACAAGTCACTGTTCACAGTGCCCGAGTCTTTCAAAGCAAGTTTTACTGCGTTTGTTTTTTGCATACTAGCAAGATCAGCATTGAATTTTTCTTCACGTTCTTTTGCATTCTTGACAGATTCATCAAGTTGTTTCTGCAATTCTTCAGTACTTAGATTTGACTTCTGAGCCTTTTCTAAGTCCCCGGTGAGTTGTTCAACTTCTTCTGATTTCTTGTTGTATTGTTCTTTGCTCACAAATTCTTTCGGAATCTCTGCGCTAATTTCTTTATGAAATTCTTCAGCATTGAACTTACCGTCTGTATCTGTGTGCTTTGCGATAATGGCTTTAATATCCATTTTCTAACCTCCATAGTCTTTTATAGCGGACACTTCCCGCTTTGGATTTTATTTTTGCCTTTTATAGCTAGGCGAGCTATAGAGATTACAAGACTTGAACCTGTGACCTCAGCCTTATAAGGACTGCGCTCTAACCAACTGAGCTAAATCTCTAGAAGAAAAACCCTTAGAATCCCGAGGGTTTTAAGTTTAATGCTCGTCATCATAAATGGAAGGCGTTAACTCTTCTGCTAATGACATTTCAAGTATCTTGAAAGCAAATTTAATATCTTCACTTTCGCGTATTCCAGTTTCAAAGACACGAGTCGCCCATTCAATTGCTGCTTTCTGTAATTCGTTCATTTTGCCCTCCTTTGGGTATAATAAAAGCGCCTATATAAATAAACGCTTAATTGTCATATCTAAAATCTTTTAGCAAAGTATCTAAAGGAGTGTAAACTTTTTCCCTTTTATAATCTCTTGAAAGGTATCTATTGCTATCTACAAGTGAACGAACTGCTCGCTGAGTTGCTGTTATTCCATTTTGCCAACTTTGAGCGCCTTCCTTGTTTCCCATAGCTTCAGAAACCATCTTATTTTTTTTGAGTTTAACAATTTTTCTTTCAAGGTCTCTTTGCTTTTTCTGCAAAGCCGCAACTTTGTCATTCTCTTCTTTATTAAATATGGGTTGATTATTTGTATTTACTCCGGGTATAAATGGAAACCATGCATGCCCACAGTTAACACCTCTATGTCCTCCAGCAGTGCCATAGTCTGCTTTCCAGTAAGGGTCATAAATGCTTTTATATTTTGAGTTTTCAGGAACGTTTTCCCTTAAATCAACCACGTTTCCTTGAATTAGAGAGCAAGCCAACCTCGCCCCCATGTGGCTTGATACCACTACTGTGTGAATACCATATTCGCTCATTCTAGAAGTTCTAAGCTCATTATAAGTATTTCCCATAGTAGACTTTAAAACAGTTCTCACATAGCGCTCAATAGACCAGGTATGCCCTCCTTTGTCAATAAAAGTTGACTTAATCCCTTGCTGGGCCCATTGCCGAACAGTCCTCTCCAAGGCTTCTTCAAAAGTAAAAAGCCCGGTATTAAAAGCTGCAACTGTCTTATTGATGATGTCATTATAAAGTCTTGTCAATCCTGAACCATAGCCATAATTCGTAGATAAAAGTGTTTGATTCACATAGTTATCTAAGCTCCCCCAAGCTTGATCATAATATGCTTTCATGACTAAATCTGTACTGCTTGCTGTGGGCTGTAGATGCTGTCCTTTAGGTACACTATCATCAATTTCTTTTAAACTAGAATCTCCAAGTTCATTAAACATTCGTTGGACTTCTTTTTCAGAAACACCAGATACTTCTGCAACTAGCTTGGCAGTTTCAGCATTAAATAAGTGAAGTTCCCTTAGCTTTTGAAGTTGCCATTCAGCTATATTATCAGCTCCATTATTTAAACGTTGGATCACTAAGCGCAATATTTCGCCTTCTAACGACTGATAAAGATGAGCCATATTACCACTCCATAAATCAATTTGATGCGGTGTAACAGCCATTTCGCACCTCCTTATTCATCAATGCCAGGGATATCTGTTCCTGTATCTATTTTTTCATCTTCAATAAAAGCCGAGTCAAACCCTTCTGCCTCTTCTTGTATCTCTACAATGATTTCCTTAGCTTCTTTTTCAGTTACACCAAGAATTTTCTGGATAGCTCTTCGTTTTGAAGTAAGCTGCAAAGTAGTAAGCTTACCGTAATAATTAGCTTTTGAATCTTGTGATTCAAACACTCCATCATCAAAATCAATATTGATTCCAAATTCAGATTTACCTTCATATATTTTGTATGATGCAGCAAGCTCAAAAATAGTAACTACTAACTCTTTTAATGCTTCTTCCACAATCAAAACATTATCCGAACGAGTGGCGAAAGTTTCAGAGTTTTCACTGATGATTTCTGTTGCTGTCTTAACTGATTGACCATCGAAAGAGAATGTCCCTGAACTAAAACCCGTTTGAAGCTCAATCGTGCGTAAAATAAAGTTGATTGAATCAATAAACTCCTTGGAACGCAAAGAAGGAGCGAACTCATCAATAAAAGGTTCTTCAGATTTCATACGTTGGAACACACTCGTCTTAGAATCAAACCTTTTAATTGGCATACCTTCTTCATATCTGACCCTGAAAAAGCTATCTGAAGCAAGAATCTTTCTACCTGCCTCTTCAATTTCTCGCATGAACTGGTCATACTTTTCGTTAATATCAATCAGTTGACGCTTAGCATTATCAATAATACCTAAGCTCAATGGACTTGAAATATTAAAGTTGTTCTTTCCGGCAAGTTTGATATAGACAAATATAGGACGAGTAAAGTGCTCCATGTATACTTCATCTTGTAAATTTTCATACTTAGCTAAAGATTTTAAAGGAACTCGAAAGCCTACTATATCTTGATTTTCTGAGCGATACAATTCATTGCGAATAAAGTATTTACCGTCTTCCCACTCATGAAATTCTAACAACGTATAGCGTACTGTCTTTTTACCTTCTGAAACCTGAGTTACCGTTGCAATGGCAGCTTCGCTTATATCATTAGTATTTGATTCAAGCGGATAAAATGTATCAGCTCGACAATAAGCAATTTTAATTGTATTGTGGGCTTCATCATAGTAAGGACGAAGCACTAAACCGCCGATTGCGTAACCTGCTTCTAATTCTTCGCCAAAGTTCTTACGAAACTTATTGCTATTAAAAATCTCCTGTAAGATTTTATCTGCTTCTTCATCGTCTACACTGATAGAGCAACCATCGTTAAAGACAAGCTTTGACAGTTTCCTTGCAACGACTTTCGAAACATTCAAAGAGTGGAAATCACGTTTTTCAATTGTTCCTTCACTACTTAAGAATTCAACCTGTTCAAAGACATTTCTATAAATTCTTTTATTATCTTGGATGCGACGATATTCCGCTGAATCGACAGAAATTTTCGGATGATCCGTAATTTCATTTAGTGATTCAATCATTCCCATACTTGCGCCCCCTTTTCTAAACATATTTTTTAACCTTTCAAACACTGGTCACCTCCTAAATCAAGTATGTCACTGCGAAGTAATTAACCGCATAACGTAATTCATCACAGGCGTGGTTATTTTTATCTACTGGCAGACCATTTGGAGTTCTGATATACAAACCAATTTCTTTTATTAGATTATAGTGATCGTACTTTCCTTCTAATTCGTACAAAAAAAGAACACCTTTCTCAAAAGCATTCTGCACTCTCTCAATACCAACTTCAATTTTTAAACCGTTACTTGATACTTTATCTCGGCTGTTATTATTTGCCTTGTCTGTAGAAATACCAATCAGATTTAGCTCTTCTCGCAACGTCTTACACGCTGGGTCAACAAAGAAGTAATTCCAATGTGGCATTTCTGGCCATTTATCATAGCACCATGATACAAATTGTTTTATTTCCTTAGCATAAACTGACATTGCCTTTGTCTGACCTGTATCCGTCCCGCTGTGGTAATAATTCGCCATTCGGTATAAATAATACTTGCCTTCATGAAAAGTGATGACATTAAAGGCACAGGTGGTTGCATCAGCTTGCCCACCATCTGCTGTGAAGTAAGTCTCTATGACTCGACCTTTTAAGCTATTCGTCATATGCTTTTCTTCATCAAACATAGAATAAATAACGCCTTCAGGCATCACTCGCTGTCCTAACCAGTCACGCTTATAAAGATAGTCGGAAGTTTTAGATTGTTCTTCCCACATTTTCAAACGTTGTCCGGTAAGAATAGGATTGTCAGTCGGCCTCCAATGTCTAAAGCGATAAGTTCCTGTCTTTTCGAACTGACCTAATAGCTCAAGGTTAGGATGATTGGGCGCTGGTGGATTTTGTTCACCTAAGTGAAACCTAAGCTTACTTGCTAAGGTACGTCTAAATGCTTCAGAAATAACTTCTTTATTTAAAAGGTTATATTCTAAAAAAGCAACAGTTCCAAATGACATGCCGGTAATAGCACCAACAGCATTTACTTTGCCTCCACCTTTATAGTAGATACGCTTTTCATTGCCATTACCAAAGTTTATCCAAAGGTGATCTCCATTTTCATTGTGCCGTATCTCTGAGTTATCAGAAAAGATATACATTAGTCCAAAGCCCTCACCATCAATAAACATGCGGTAAGCTTGTTCTTGATTATAAGCAAGGACTAAATGGTCACGATCTGGCGACTGTGCATAAATACGGGCCATCTTAAAAATATCACTATTGGTCTTTCCTGAACGAATTGTACCTTCATTCATTTCAAACTCAATGCCTGTAATATCTGCTTTGATATTATCTGCTTGTTTCGGACTAAAAGCAATCATTATAAATCACCTTCTTTCCTTTCAATAATAGGAACTTCAACAAGCGCTCTAAGCATTTCGTTATTCTTGAGATTACCTTCAAGTTTATTTGCACTATCAGCGAGTATTTTAGCTTTAGCAACAGCAGCATCAGCTTGCGCTTCAAGCAGTCTATTTTGTTGCTTTTGATTGGTCTCAACTTTATTACGCCACATATTAGGTCGTCTATTCTTAAGCCAGAATATCTGAGCTGTCACATCTCCTTCAAGAGCACTTTGTAATAATGCATTCTCAACTTCATAATCAATAACAGCTTTTCCTTTTTTTAGGGACTCAGATAATGAAGGATACTTTTTCTTCCAGACATTTAATGTCTGCTCAGTAATCCTCATATTTTTAGCTATTTGCTTATCTGTAAGTCCATCTCTAGCCCAACCTTCTAGGAGTATCAAACCTTCTGCGGTCAGCCACTCTTCATATTTACCTTTTGCCACATTGAATGATACTCCTTTCTGACATTAAAATAAAAAGCCGTCATTTCTGACTGCTTTAACAGGATAGTGTTTATAAGTATTTTCTAGAGTCAGGCACTCCCTGTAAGTACCTGCTATAACCGTCAGTGAGATTCGAACTCACGTCTCTACATTAAAAGTGTAGTGTCTTACCCCCTCGACCATGTCGGTTACCTATGAACAATCCCGCACTTTTTGACTCACCGAGACTTACCATGATAGCGTTCTGCCGAATTGTTCATAATACAAGTATAGCACCGAAAATAGGGGGTAACGCTCCGTTTTCGTGCCTTTTTCGAGTCTTTTTTATGCCGATTTGTCCCATGATTTTAGATGAAGTAACCAATATGCGGATCAATATCTTTTCTAAAGCGATAATAAATAAACTTAGCTTTCTTCTCCGAAACATCAATCCCTTGGTTATCCAGTTCCATCATTACTCTGTACCACGTAAACCCTCCGTATCCGCAGTGTTTCAGCTTGATTATTTCTTTTTCAATATCAATTAAAGGCTCATACCATAGACTGAACTGGTATATCAAATCTTTCAATTTAATATATTCTTCGTCGCTTTCAAGTGCTTCTTTATTTAAGACATTACTTAAAGGCTCAGATCCGCCAGAATAAGCTGTGCGTATTCCTAAATTATCTACTTTTTGTCGGTAAAGATACCTACTCTCAATAGATTTTAACTTAGCATCTAGTCGACCGTTCACATAATCTCCAATAATCCTATCTAACTTATCAGCCAAAACTTTAACCTCCTTATATGGTATAATTTAGATAGAAAGTATAAATTCCTAAGCCCGTTCCAGCGGGCTTTTTTGTTTTACCACCAATGGAGCATATATCGCCCAAACCAAATGATAATCATTACAACTAATATCGGTAACAGACATCCACCTAAGCATCCATCTTCATCCATTTAGATTCGCCCCTTCATTCTTTTTCGTAATCATAACTTAGCTTCACATCCTCTTGCCTCAACCCAATATATACCTGAATAACTTCCACATCACTTGGAAGGCGACTACTCACAGCAGAAATCGCTGCAGGTAGTATATCTTCAAATTCTTGTTTAGGTTTAGGTAAAGAATTTCGTCTTTTTATTCCTGAAGGTAGTTTTTTCATTTCACTACCTCTTTTTTCTTAAGAGTTTCTCCAACTTGTTTGTCAAATTCTTCTTTTGCTTCATCAAAAGAATCTGTATAACCTCTCCAACTAAACATCCCCTCTCTAAATATATTCATTGATACCCAACTATAAAAGGGAAGTTTTAAACCCAAAAATCTTTTATATACTTTTTTATCTACGTTGTATAAGACATCTCCATTGTTAAATGTCCTTTTCATAATCCTGTACTTCTTCACTGCTTCTCTCCTTAACTATGGTAAATATATAATATAATCGGAAGTGGCTTTATAAGCTGTACTCCCTTGTATCTACTGCCTTCATAAGGCTTTTTTTATTTTGGTTAAAACGGGCTATTTTTTGAATAGCTTACTAAGATATTTTTCTAAGCCATTAGCCACTGGAATTATAAGTTTTTCAATCTGTTTCTGAATTTCTCGAATTGAACTTTTAAGCTTTATTCTGTTCTCACAATCACTACAAAGCTGTTCTTTAAGCTGTGGAATAATATCTTCATTAACCATAGGGTATTTACATATTGAGCAAAAATATAAATCTTCACTCATCTGATACCTCCACAAATGGGTTTAGTCAAAAATATCATCAATTGTATTTTTTAAAGAATCCAAAAACGTTATCATTGTATCTCTATTTTTCTTATTTTCTCGTCGTATGTCTGTCAAGATTTTCCAAAATAAAGCTAAGGTTGAAATCATCATTATTTCAAATCCAGCAAGCTTATAAGAGAGAATCAAAACAGAAGCGAAAATAAGTACTTCGAATAGATCACTTCCAAATATTCTGTTTATCTTTTCTCTCATCCCTCAATCTCCACAAGCTCAACACCGAGCGCCTTGCCTGCGAGGAACGCTAGCCCAATCTTAGAATTAGCTTCATCATTATCCTCTGAATTAAGCCAGTCACTCAATTCATCTGAAAGTCTCTCGCTATAGATGTAGAACTCCCAATATTCCCAATCAATATTAGCCACTTCCTCCAGCTCCTCCGCAATCTCCTTCGGTATGCTGAGTTTGTGCTGTTCAGATAATTTAGTATTCAACGCATCTTGATAGCCCTGCATATATGAATCATTTAACATTTCTGTGAGCTTTGTTAAGACTTCGCCTTCATTTAATTTACTCATCTTCCCCTCCGATTTCTGCGAGTGCTTGCTTGGCAGCCTCTTCCATCATAGATATACATTCTTCACAATCAAAATACTCTTCCTGATCAGGAATTTCTGTTATACGCTTCAATGTTTCATCAGCCTTAGCAAGCTGTTCACGCTGTTTGCTCACTTTATTGATAAGTAAGTCATATACTTCTTTATCAATCGTGACAGTATCATCAGAGGTTACTAGAGTGGTAGCGTTTTGTATATGTGCTAAAGCAATGGTTAGACCTTGGCGTTTTGCATAATAACAAGCTCTATCATGTCTACCTCTACCATAAACTAGTGATCTATTTACATCTTTTATTTCTTCTTCAATTCGTTCTTTTGCTGTTTTAGTCATTTATCATCTCCATATTTCTTGTTAATCCAATGCCAAATTACAATTGCTGAAATAATTGCAACTGCAAAAATCGTGTTAGATGTTGTATCGTCCATCTTCACTCCTCCACCAATTCATCTACAGAGCAGCCGAGGGCTTGGGCAATGTTCTTGTATTCATAAGTTTTTCTAGGTCTAGGTGCAACTACATTCTCACCCTCAATTTTGCGTATAGAATTTTCAAAATGTAAGACAACTCCAACACTTGGCTGTTTTTTCTCTTGATACCATGCTGCTTTTTCAGCAAGTTCTCCAATATCATATTCTGCCTTCTCACGCATGATTTGCAGCTTTGTTTTTGTCATTTTAATCCTCCTAAGCAATTTGCATTAATGTCGCAATCATTTTCTGATCGTCTTTCTTCTGTAATTCATCCAGTACATGGGCATAAGTTTCTTGAGTAACTCCAACATCCGCATGCCCTAACCTTGCTGAAATGCTGTGAATTGAAACGCCTGCAGAAAGTAATACTGATGCATGTGTGTGTCTTAATCCATGGCAGCTAATTTCTGTTATGCCTGCTTCTTTACACTTTCTTGACATAAAATTATTGAGTGTCGAATTAAAGTATTTTTTATAGGAGCCATTTTCCAATTTCTCAATAAAAATAGGCTCATGCGGTGGTAAGTCTTGCAGCATCGGCTTAACTAAACCAATCGTTTGCCAATCCAATGTTATTTTTCTGACTGATCCTTTTGTCTTTGTAGGTTTAAAGCCACCACGGCCTGACTTATAATCCCAAGTTTTATCAATGGAAAGTTTGTTTTCTGTCCAATCAAAATCTTCTGGAGTAATGGCCAAAGCCTCCGCAAATCGGATGCCTGTTTTGGCAATGATGAATACCATCCAATCTATGCCAATCTCACTGTTTAAATCAAGAACATGCATCAGCTTTTGCAATTCTTCAACTTGTAAAAACTTCTTTTTCTTGTCTGCTGGAGCTTTACCTTTTATAACTGCACGATAAGTCGGATCAACTTCAAGTTGTCTATCATGGAATAAATCTCGTATGCATGCTTTTACTTGTGTGTGAAAGTCTGCAGTGGTCTGTCTTTCATGAGTCTTGGCATACTCATTGAGTATCTTCTGATATTCCATACGATCAAAATCAGAGAGAAATAACTTCGGACATACTTGTCTTAGAAATTTAGAAGCAATTCTATATTTTGCTAGAGTGCCTTCTGACACTGCACCGACTTTATACATTTCTATCCACTCGTCATAGCAATCTACAAATAATCTTTCTTTTTTTGTTTTTTTAGTCAAATAAACTCATCTGTCCTTTCTTTCCGCCTCTGAAATACTCTTTCGTTGCTTCAAGACCAGGCATTAGTTCTTCTGGTCCTGTGAGTTCAGAAAGCATTTCAAGAAGCTTATTTTCTGATTGAGCAATCTCTCTATCAAGTTCAAGTAAATCATTCGCTACTTCGTAAATGTCAATTGGCTCTTCTTCCTCAAAAGTATCTACAAATCTCGGAATATTAAGGTTAAAATCATTGTCCTTAATTTCTTCAAAGCTTGCTAAATGAGCGAACTTTTCAATATCTTCACGGTTATTATAAGCAACTAATATTTTTTCAATGTGCTCATTTTTCACTACATTTTGAGCTTTTTGTTTTTCAAATTCCTTCGATGCATCAATAAAAAATACATCTTTAGTAATTCTATTTTTCTTTAGCACAATCATCACAGTTGGAATATTTGTACCGTAGAAAATATTAGCAGGTAATCCGATAACTGATTCAATTGCCCCTTTTTCCAATAATTTTTGTCTTATTTTTCCTTCTGCAGCTCCTCGGAAAAGTACCCCGTGTGGTAGAACAATTCCCATTGTTCCATCTTCTGAAAGTTTAGAATAGCCATGAAGTAGAAAAGCATAATCCGCTTTAGTTTTAGGTGCTAAACCGTAACTTTCAAAACGTTCATCATTTTTTTGATTCCAACTTGCAGAAAATGGTGGATTCATCAAAACATTTGTTTTGCTTATTTTTTGAATCATATTATTTTCAGTTATTGTACTGAAACGTTTAGATTTCTCTAGGTGATATATTTTCTTGATTTCTCCACTTAAGCTATCTCCATGAAGTAAAGTACCGTCAATATTTCTGATTGCCATGTTGAAAAGCAAGAATGGAATAGCTCGGTCTGAGAGTTCCTCTAATTCAAAGAAAGTATCTTTGTTTTCGTTCCAGAAATGAATCGCCATGCCACCAGTTCCTGCGGCTGCTTCAAAGTATTTATCTGAATGACCAATGATTGATGTTCCGAGTTTGCTGACTGAATCGGGAGTGAAATCCTGCTTCTTCTCTTTTCTATCTGCATGTTCTGCTTCAAAATAGCCTTGAAACCACTCGTAAGATAAATCTGACTCAATATTTAAAAACTCTGAAAACAAACGTTCTCTCGAACTTTCATCAAGTATTACAGACATCATTTTTTCTGGTGCTTTATATGATTCTGTAATTTCTAACAGTTCATTGATTTTTTTATTCTCTATTTTTACTGTCATTATTAATTACCTTTTTTAAATTCTTTGTCCTCTCAGATAGCGAAACATAATCGCAGTGTATTTTATTCAATCTTAAGAAATTCGCGAGGGATTTTTCATCAATATTTAAAAAACAAGCAATCTCTTTTCTGTAATATCCCTTATTAGCTAAAGCGACAATTATTTCTTTATGCTTAGTGATCGGTCTGACAAGAGATAGCTTCAGTTGAGCTTTTCTACTTTTTACACTTTCTACTGTTCTACCTAGATTCTTAGAAAGTATTTTTGTATCATACTTCAAGTAATTTTCTCTAAGGTAATTATCTTCTTTGTCAGTCCAGCGTCTATGCAAATACTGAACAGATGAATCACTTCTTCTTAACTCTGTAAGTCGTACACTGACAGCCCCTGAGCTTCTTCCTAATAGTTCGGCAGCATCTTTTATCGTTGCCTCTCCACCGAACACAAAGTATTTTAGATAATCATCCTCATCTTCGGTCCACCGTTTTTTCATTAGTCATCACCTACCTCAATCCGCTCATAGCTACCAGTTTCCATGCTGTCGATTTCTTGCTGAGTGAAAATTTTGGCGAGATGTTGATAGGGCACGAAGTTACCGTCAGAAGCTAAATATAATTCGTCAACATCCGAATCGTCACTATCAGGGTCAAAAATCAATACCGATTTATGCTTCAGATAAAACCGCTTCTCCTTGGCGACTGTGTAGCCGTTTTTCATAGAGAAAATAGTTTCGATTGGCTTTGTGGTAACCCTCTTCATGAATTCATGAAATTCATCTTTTTCTTGATGTTCAAAGTCACAAATGTAGTCCCATACAGCAATCTCTAATCTTTCTTTATTTTTCTCATACCAATCAGCAACAAACTGCGGAACTTCTGGAATCTCTGGCTGCTGCTTTTCGAGCTGGAATTTGAGCTGTTTATTTTCATTGAAAAGTTGTTTTACAGTATTTTCTTCAAGTTCAAATGTTTCTGGGCTTACCCAACCCTCAGAAAGCTCAACAATATCACTTTTTGAATATAAGGGTTGATTTCTCAAAATATCTCTTCCCATTACAGGGAGTTTCTTCAATTCTTCTTCAAACTTCTCCATTTTGCTTCTCCTCTGTTCCTTCAAACACTAAATCCACACGCTCGTTATATGTATTGATTACATTTTCTTTAAATGGAAATTGGCCACACTCAGGGCAAATAATAAGATCCATCAAATCTGAGGGATTATCAAGAAATTCGAGTGCAGTGATATTAGTTGGAACATTAATCCAATATGCTGAATCTCCACCGCCTTGTATTTCTGCTTCGTAATACTCTTCTGTCTCAACAGCTCCTAATGTTTCAGGATTGGCTCCCTCTCCGAAAAAGTGGCACTTTACTTTTTTAATTTCTTTGCTACAGTTTTTACACTTCATTCTGTGCCTCCATCACAAATTCAATTTCATTAAGCATTTCATGTACATCAAGTCCCGAAAATACAAGTTTGTCAACTTCTCCCCCTGTAGCATATCCTGCTTCTCCTTGAAGCCTGTCAAGAATTTCTTGGACTTTTCTTTTATCTTCAGCACGCTGCTTTTTTACTTTATCTAGCTGAATGCCTACACAAGCAGCTCCCATGATAATACCGCCAATAGCAATAAGTGACAGCTCAATTGCTATTGCAAAATTACTTTGATTCATTTCTTGCCTTTCATATACTCATATTTCGCCTTCTCTCGTGTTTTAAATCATCTTGGCACAACATGTCATAATCTAATTTAAAATACGATAGGTGCGAGTTATTTGTCACGTGTGGGCTTATAGCTCCTTTATTTCTATTTCAATTTTATTTTTGTTTCCATAAAATTTTCTAGCACAGAGAACCACTATCTGACTGTCATCAGCGTAATAACCTAATTTAGTCATGTAGTCTTGCAGATTCTTCATGAGATTATCTAAATCGGGCCTTGTTTGTTTATACTCGCCCCACAATCTTTTCTGTTTGATTCCATATGTGAAAACAACATCTAGAATAAGTGGTGTACCTTTTGGAAAATGTTGTTTAGGTGCTGCTTTTTTTAAGGCGCCTTGTAACTCATAGTTTTGAGTTCCTTTTCGGTTATAAAATACAGGATTACCGTTTTTATAAGAAACACCTTTCTGCTGTGCCGTTGTTGGCATCTTCTGCAGTTCGAAAGAAAACTTCATTTTCCAAGTCTCGCAATCCGCTCATGAAACTCTTTTCTAAACTCTTGTATCTCTTTAGAATTCTCATAGGCTTTAGTTAATTGTTTCTGTTCATCTCTGAATAAATTTTGTTGTATTTGTCTTTCTTCTTTACTTGGGCTCGACATTTTTCACCTCTCAAAACGCTCTAAGTCGTTTATCTTTTATTCCATCGACATTAAGAACTTTCTCTCCAATCCCTCTAAAAATACGGCTTACGAGCTGCCCATGCGGATCAAACTCTTTATAAATAGCTTCAAGTTCCTTGCTACTATAATTTGTAGTAATTATTGTTCGAGTTCTTGTTTCGAGCAATTCTTTTAAGAGTTTCACAGTGAATTCACTTGCTTTTTCACTTCCTAAATCATCAAGAACAAGTAAATCAACATTGGAAAATAGGTCAATGAAATAGTATCGACTGTATTTACTATGCTTATTATTAAAACCATCTTGTACCAGTGCTGGAATTTGTGAAGAGGTAATAAATAACCCTATTCCATCTTTTTCAGCATTATAGGATTTAATGATGCTCATAGCCAAATGACTTTTTCCAGCTCCAGCTCGTCCAATAAATATTGTATTGCCCTGCTCTCCTCGCTTATAGAAAGCGGAAGCTCCATGGGCAAATTTCAAAGCTCTTTTTTCTTCTTCTGTTTCTGCTTTATAATTATCAAAACTTGCATTTAATATCGTTTTATCAAGAATGATACTGTCTCTTTCAAACATGAAATTTTTCTTGTTTCGATTCATACGATCTATGTCATCTTGTGTCTGGATATACGTTACAGTTGCAAAGCCCTGAGCCATGATAAGTTTAGGTTCTAAGCCAGTGACTGTTGAGGACGGATTTAGGAGGTATGCTTCCTTTGCTTTCAGATACTCAAAGAATTTTGAATGACTTAAGCTGACTTCTGCTTCAGTCATTTTATTTTCTGAAATAAAATCTTTTATTTCTTGATTACTCATTATTGAATCAACTAGTTTTGCATAATTCTCTCTAACCTTCTTAAAGCTTGGCTTCTGAGAAATTACTTCTCCAATGCTTTCCATATCAATAACCCCCAAACTTCGTAACTGATGGCATAAGTTCCATACTTCGCAATTTACCTTGGATCGTATCTAGAGTAGATTTCATGAGTTTCTCCTTTACCATAGATCCTATGGGATAGTTACTCAATTCAAATTCTCGAATCATTTTTTGTTTAATTTCTTCCATAAGCACCTCTAAAATGGCCGTTCTTCATCTTCGTACAAACTCATATCTTGGGGTCTAGTTACTGGCTTTTGATTGAGGTAATTATCAAATTTATTTGAAAATAGAGTTTTAGGTTGTAAATAATTTTCTGCTGGCACTCCATTAAATACCTTTCCGCTCCAGTTGGTGAGCATGTTGTCAATCACCGTTTTAAAGTCCTCAACTTTGAAGCCTTCGTTCCATCTGGCTTTGATAAGTTTTTTATTTGCATCAACATTTCTAAAACCTCTTCCGGTTTTCTCATTCAAATAAGAGATTATTTCTGAATATGGAATAACCTCGTCAGATTTATCTGACATATTATTATCCTTACCTAACCTATCCTTACCTAACCTATCCTTACCTGTGGATACCGTTGGTATGTCATCTGGTATACCAACTTTTGAATAAGTTCCATTTTCTGTTATGACAAGCTGCTTCTTTTCATCTAAATACTGCGTTTCGTTATATCTATCATTTCTGATATAATTATGGATTTTCCAATCTTTTATAACAATTACTCCGCTATCAAATGGAATAATAAATTGTTTAGCTATAAGGATCTTCAAATCATCATCCGTTGCCCCACTAATTAACTTTATTGTTTTAGGATTTCCAACAAAACCATCATCATCTGCGCTCATATTCAAATAAAAATATAATAATTTTGCAGTTGGTGACATTTCCATAAAGACGTCTGTTTCAACAATCTTCTTACTAAACATCCTTCTTTGTGCCATTATTCAGCCTCTGTTTCTAGTGAATAACGTTTGTAAGTAGTGGAATCACCATATCTATTTTTCTTCGTGATAGGTTCTTTTTTGAAAACATAACCTTCATCCTGCAAAAGACAAATTTTCTTCGGCAAATCAATAATCCCAAGCTCCGTAAAACATTCTGCACTTGTAATTGATCCAAATTCCTTTATATAATTTAATACTCTATCTTGGTGTCTTAATTTTTTATTCATATTAATTCTCCATAAACAATAGGTTAGCGATGGGACTTCAATAGCACGTACCGCCAGACTTACATGTCCTTCCTGCACAAAGCCTATTGTGTGATGCTGATCCATTTGATATTCAGATAAAACTATGACTTTCTAACGTGTTTCAATGACAAAATACGATTTTCTGTTATTGCCGTCCTATTGCTGAACAAATGAATCCACGCTGCTTTTAACGTGATTCCGAGCACGTATTTTTATCCTTTTTCTAATGGGAAAAGTTCTTCAACAGCTCCATCTTGGATATCTGTATGTTGTTTTGCTGACTCCTGTATTTTAAGCCAATCTACTATAGATAAAACAGCTTCTGCACGATCCATATTTTCCCAGTACTCAATATCTTTATCAGTCGCTCCTTTGGCAGTTGCGGCATTTATCGCTCGCTCATACTGATCTTGAATTTTTTTGTTAGTATCTTCTTCATTTTTATTTGAAGCTTGAGAATGAGGAAGTTCCACAGATTTATTAATGATTTGCTGTAAAGTTGGACGCATTTCGTCATATCTTAAGTTAGAGATATCAAATCGTCGTCTATTATCCTTATCAAAATAAGCTCTAATCTCAACATCTTGGTCTTTTAAAACAAGATTCTTAAGCGCTTTGCGTAAGGCTGGCTTATAACCCGTAATTTCTCCGCTCTTTTGATCAATCTCTTCAACATCTCGGCTTAACAAGACAATTGTTTTGTCTCTGAATTTGCTCATGAGCAAGCTTTGCATATCTTTATAAAGTGCATTAATCTTTCCCCATGCACGCATAGCTTGTCTAGAGCCTATTTCTTTCCTCAGAAGTGTCTGGGCTCGTTCGTCAAAATCTTCAATTAAATCAATAACCAACACATCCCAATTCGCAGAGTCCTGTTCTGCAATATTTAAAGCTTGGATAAAATTTGTAATGATTTGCTCTGCATTCGTCGGAAATTCAAAATCAATGGCCCGATACCCTTGTCGATTAGCATTGCCATCTGTACTAATGAATAAGGCCCGTTCTGGAACACTCGCAAATTTTGCAGCAAGCGTGGTTTTACCTGAACCTCCTCCCCCAGAAATGAGTATTCTATTTAATTTAGGACTTCTTGTACCTGCTGGTTTTATCTGCATTACCATGTTTCAATCTCCAATTCTTCATATTTTTTATTCTGAACACAACATGCACAGTTGTGACAATAATATCCATCCATAGCCTCATGATCTATGCTATGGGCAATATTTTCCAATTCAGCAAGTACCGTCTGGACTAGCACCTTATCTTCTACTTCAGAAAGTTTTCCAAAATTCATCGCCACTGATTTTATGTTTACTGGAAGCTTCTTTGTAAAGCCGACAATACGTCCTGTTATCGTATAGCCAGCTAAAGCATATTCTTCATAGTTCTCAGCAATCAGCCAAGCATAAAGTGCAAGTTGTTCCCTATAATGAGAGTACCAATCTAGATATGCTCTTAAATTCTTGTCAAATTTATCTTCAAAATCAGCAGTAGTTTTCCAATCTAAAATTTCAATAACCTTGTTTTCATGATCAAATTTCACGACATCTAACCGCCCACTGATTACAAAGTCTTGATATGAGGCCCTTAAATAAAGCTCTTGCTTACAATCTTCCAAATTAAGCTCTTGATAGATACTTGATTTTTTCACTTGATCTACTACTAATACAATATCTCGATATACTTTTTTAATAGATTCGTTCTTTTTACCAATATTGCCTAACATATGCATCATATTTTCAGTAATAAATTTGTTGGCACTATCTTGACCTTCTAACATCGCATGAGCATAAGAGCCAACTAATAACGCTTCTGCTGGTTCTTCTACGAAACGTTTAGCCTTACGTTCCCTTAGTTGAAAGGGACACTCTTGAAAAGTTCGGATATCAGAAAAACTGAAACGAGGTAACTCACTGTTCATTTTCAGCCTCCTCTTTTCTATATTTTTCAGCATTATATGCAGCACGTTTTAGGATTTCATTAGCGGTCCATCCTTGATATTGAACGATTTTTTCAAGTATTTTTCTTTCTTCATCGTCTAACTCTAGCGTTGCTAAATCATATTTGTTATCTGTAACTTTTGTCATCACTTTTTCGTGTTCTCTACGAAGCACAGCAATTAAATTATAGTGTTTTAATTTATCCATTTTTTTATTTCTCCAATTTTGTTATAATCAGAGTAGAATCCTTCCAAAGATTTCTACCCAGCTTCTGGTTGCCGCCAGGAGCTTTTTATTTTGTCATGTAGCGAAGGTATTCTTCAAACTTGTAGAATACCCGTGGAAACGTAAATTCTGGACGATACACTGTCCAAGTTTTATTTACATTGTTGATGTAGACTTCTTTCCCATCAGTTGTATAAAATGTGTCGTATTCTGGCATTATTTTCTCCTGTATTAATTTATTTGTATTCTATCCCCGTGCTATAATATTTCTGAGCTGGTATTTGCGGTATCGGCTTAATATTATAGAAAGGAGAATTTATGGCTAAATCATGTAAACCCACTCCAAAAGTGAGCAAAGCGGGCAAAACATTGTCTACTAGCAAATCAAAAACTAGTAAAACTAAAGCTGCTAAAACTCTCGTTACTCACAAGACCTCAAAGCACTGACCACATCTTTATTATCTGTAATAATTTGATGAGCAATTACAGATAATTTACAAAGCTGTTCATCATGTTCAAGCCCTAGTTCATAAATGTCATTGATTGCCTCAAGGACTTCATGGATTAGGGTTTCTTCTTTTTGTTGCTTAGTCAAGCCAGTAGCAAGAGTAATTTTTTGCTCTACAGGTGAGTACTGACCTACATCTCCTTGATTAGCGATTAGTTTATCGTCATAATCAATATCAATAAGGTAGCCACCTATTTTTATTTGGCCCATTGTTTCCTCCTATACTTTCACTGCTTTTGCATTCAATCGGCTGGCCATGACTTTCATGCTGTTCCAAAATCAAATGCTGTTTGTTTAATCTGCATTTTTGTAGCAGTTGACGGTTCCCAGTCATTGATGAATTCTAAGGCTGTGTCAAAGTGTTTAATACGCAATTGTGTGCGTGTTTGAGTGCCTGTGACTGCTTTTACACCCTGATTGATATCAACATAAAGCTTGCTACGCTGCTCTCGTGTAACACCGCCATAACTGCGAGCTATTTCGTTCACACGTTGATTAATTCGGCGACCTAAGAAACTGTAGTCTCCAGGACTTAAAGGGGCATTCTCTTCCAAGTCTGTAACTCTGTCCTTGACTTCAATAAACTCCTCTTTCATGCTTCCATAACCTGTTGCGATAGCTGCAATTTGTTGATCCAATGTGAGCGGAACTTGTTGTTGCTGTTTGTATTCTTTTTCAACTTGGATAAAGTACTGGCGAGCTTCCTTACCTTTGGCTGTGCGCTGAATCATGGAAATTTCTTTTGCCATGTCGAGTTTTAAGGCGTGGTCAATATATTCTGTTTGGTTACCTTGAGCTGTTGTTCTTTTTTGTACAATAGCTAAATAATCAGTGTTTTCAGTAAAACCATATTCAACCGTGCGATCGAACCAAATTGAATATCTAGTTCCTACTTCTAAAAATTCATGTAGTTCACGACCGCTTACTACTGAGTCGTTGTTTTCGTTTTGTGTGATGTTAATTAATTGATTCATAGTATTCTCCTTTGACAAAATAAACAAATTTAGTAATCGATATAACTAAAACGTTCTTCTGCTTTGGCATTTTTCCAAGCGTTATATACTGATATATTGATATATACTTCTTGCTGTGTTACTGCAGCATAGCCATTCATAAATCTAGGGTTTGAACGCATGTCTTTTGATATTCTTCGATAAAATGTTGAATCACTCATTCCAGTGACTTTTTTAAATTCTGATTTGCTTAACCAATTTTTATCAGCTAAATTAAGCGCCATTACAACTCCTTTCTAGACATCTAAATCGTAGATAAAAGCGATATCCGCTAAAATAACTAAAGCTGCTTTTCCGTTTTCCTTACCACTCATAACATTTGACATACGACTAGCAGGAATTTTAGAATCTGCTTTCTCTGAAGCGATACTTGCTAGAAAGGCATTTGTGTAACCTTTCTTCTTTTTCAATTCCTCCACAGCTTTGCGATAACGCTCAAATTTTTCTTGTGTCATAATCTCCTCCTTTTTTATCTAAATAAAGTTTATATAAAGAAAGTTTGTATTTTTATCTATTTTCCCTTGACATATTTGTACAAATATCATACAATGAAAGCATAGTTAAAGAGCCTATTAAACACTTTATAAAACTTGCTTGGCGGCGGTGTTCATTAAGTATTTTTAGGTTTTCTTTATAAATAATATAACTTATCTTTACAAGAACTATTGTATAATATCTGTACACACTTGTCAAGTGTTTTGTGTACTTTTTTCATACATTTTTTCTTGTGCTATCTGAAAGGTTGCTACAAGTGGATTTATACGAAAAAATAAAAGAGCTAGCAGCTCAAAAAAATATATCAATTCGACAGCTTGAAGAAAAAACTGGGATTGCAAACGGGACTATTCGCCGATGGAATAAAACCAATCCATCTACTGCTGCAATCGCTAAAGTTGCAAAGTTTTTTAACGTTTCCGTTGATTATCTTCTCGGATTGGATGATAATAAAAGTAAAAATGAACCCGTTGATCTTGCTGATTTAGTTGATGAAAGCAAAGTTGATTGGGACGAATGGGTTTCTTTTGATGGTAAACCACTGACTGATGAAGTAAAATCTGCATTAAAACTTATTTTAGGTAAACGTCTTGAAGACTAATCGGGGGCTCTATGAACGAACAGGAACTAATAGAGCGCCTCATTCTTGAAATAGAAAAATATGGAATTGAAGTTATCGGGGACAACTCTTTTCCTCTAGACGCTGTAACAAACAATAGAAAAAAGATAACTATTTTTAATCCCACAACTGTTAAGGCATTTAAGCTCTGTCATGAATTGATGCATATAAAGAACAATGATAGTTATCGTCTTGGAGAATGTGACACCACCAGCTCTCAAGAAAAGCGAACAAATAAAGAAGCGATTATCTATTTATGGAGCTTATTTGAGTCAGAGGGAGGGAACTTTAACTACTTCTCTCTATTTATTGATATAACAGGATGTCCATATGACTATACATATTCACTAGTAAATGCAATTTACAAAGAACAATTCGCTGTTTAAAATTTCTTCAGTGATTATTTGATAGTTTAACTAAATATTTATATACTATAAATAAAGTACGTGCGCTAACCACGTAAAAAGGGTAAGGAGAAAATTTATGAATCATAGTACACCTAAAGTAAAAAAACCAATTTACAAACGCATTTGGTTTTGGATACTTATCGTTGTCGTTGTTATTGGAATAAACGGCGCTATGAATGGGAATTCAGATGATAAGAATTCTAGCAGCACTTCTACATCATCAGAGAAAAAAACAACTGAATCAAAAACAAAAACTTCTACATCTAAAAAAGAAGAAACCAAAGTTCTTACTGGTGAAGAAAAAGCACTTGACGGGTTGAAAGGGAATGCTCTTGCACAAACCAAGACAGCGATTAGCTATCTTAATACAGCACATTTGAGTAAACAAGGCTTGTATGACCAATTAACTTCTGAATATGGTTCTCAAATGACTCCAGAAGAAGCAAATGCTGCTATTGCCAGACTTGACCCACTTGTAAACTGGAATAATTTAGCAGTAGTGTCTGCTCAATCATATCGTGATACTGGTAACCTTACTGGCCAAGCATTGCTAGATCAATTAACTTCTGAGTACGGTTCAAAATTCCCGGCAGATCAAGCACAATACGGTGTTGATCACGTAGACGACGAAGTAAAATCTTCTGATTTTTGGAATAAATAAACCAAAAAAAGCCGCCCAAGTTTGGCGACGAGGGGCGACTTTATATGAAATAAGTATAGAAACAACGCGGGTTACGTGAAGTTTTAATATACTCTATTATAGAGTAAAGTGAGGCTAAAATCAAATGTGGGTAGAAAATTCAAAGAGTGGTAAATACCTATTTAGAGAAAAATATATTGATAGATTAACAGGTAAGGAAAAAACTGCTTCTATTACTTTTGAAAAAGACAATAGAAAAACACGGGCTGAAGCCTCCCGACTTCTTAGTTCAAAAATTGCTAAGATAAATAGTAAAGACAATAAAGTTATCATTCCTATTACTTTCAAAGAATTAGTAGATAATTGGGAAAAAATTTATACTTCTACTCTAAGCCCTAATACTGTTCTATCTGTTAAAGCAAATATAAAAATATTAACTAAAAGTATCGGAAACGACACACTTGTGGATAAAATAAACTCAATATATCTTACAAAGAAAATTGAAGATTTAATGTTTGGTGATGAAAACATTTCAGAAAGTTATGCAAAAACATTAAAGACTAGACTAAATAAAATATTTGAATATGGAATAAGTCATGGGTATTTAGAAAATAACCCTATTGAAAAAGTCAAAATTCCGAAAAAGAAAAAAGATATGACAAATATCAAAGAATTTTTCCTTGAACAGGAAGAACTTGATAAGGTGATGAATTATTTACAAGATCACAATTACCGTTACTACCTTTTAGCACAGTGGCTATACTTAAATGGTTTACGTGCTGGCGAAGGGGTAGCAATGCAAAAATCGGATGTGGTAATCAGTGAAGACAGACAATACTGTATTGTAAATGGAACATTGGAATATCATGGTAAGAAAATTAATGAACAAATCAAATCTAAAAATCCAAAAACTTTTTCAGGTTTTAGGGAAGTTGATTTGAATTCTAAGGCAATAGAAATTTACAATGAAGCTGTAAAATTGACTCCCAATAGTGATTTCCTGTTTACAACTTCTAATAACACCCCAATTCAAATAAATGCTCTCAACACATATTTTAGAAAGCATAAAGAGAGAATGGGATTTGATCCTGATAAAGATCTGTCTACACACATTTTCCGTCACACGCATGTATCTAAACTTGCAGAGATCGGTGTACCTCTTCATGTTATTCAAAGACGTGTCGGCCATAAAAACGAGGGGATAACCAAAGATATATATTTACATATTACTCAACGAATGAAGAATGAAACAAAATCTCTACTAGAATTTCTCTAGTAGATTTTTTTGTAAAAAAATTATTCGCCCACTTTTCGCCCACCTAATAAATTTATAACTATAATCTAAAAAATATTTTTATAAATGCAAAAAGAAAAACCGCTCAACAGAGCGGTTAGACAAGTCAAAATTATTTACGACGTTCTGGGATACGAGCCGCTTTACCTTGCAATGCACGCAAGTAGTAAAGTTTAGCACGACGCACACGACCGTGACGGATAACTTCGATTTTTTCAACACGTGGAGTGTGAAGTGGGAAGATACGTTCTACACCAACACCGTTTGAGATTTTACGAACAGTGTAAGTTTCTGAGATACCAGAACCTTTACGTGCAATAACAACACCTTCGAACATTTGGATACGTTCGCGAGTTCCTTCGACAACTTTAGCGTGAACACGTACAGTGTCTCCAGCGCGGAATTCAGGGATATCTGAACGAAGTTGACCTGCATTGATAGAATCGATCAATGAAATAGACAT